GACTTTACAAAGTCCAATTGTTTCCTCATTTGCGTCATTACTCATTGAGATACTAACGTGTTTTATAGCTCCTACATTTTGTGGAACTGTAAAAGAAGAACTTACCGAAGCTCCCCCCAAATTATCTAAAGCTGCGAAGCTTGTCGTTAAGCTCATTGCTGATTCTGTTCTTGTTACTACTATTGCCATGTTTTATTACCTCAGACCCTCAATTTAAGCGGTCCAATTGCTCCTAATATTTTAGATCCACCTAAAGAAGAAGTAACGACTTTAGCTAGTAAAGTGCCTACTCCAATTTTAATAAAATCATTCTTATTAGTCTTAAATGCACTTGATAAAGTGCCTAATCCGCCTGCAATGTCGCCACCCATAAAGGATTTTGCGGCTGTTCCTGCATTAGCAGCATCTAAAAAGGCCAATCCTGCCCCTGTCTCTAGTAAATTTATTGAAAAAGAACGCTTCCTTCCGGATGATCTCTTTACAGTTCTACGTCTAACCATACTCAAATATGAGTAGCTACTCTATTTAACTCTTTTGGAATCCGCTAAAAAGTTTAATTGTCTCTCTTTTAAGTGTAATTTGTTTAACTTCTCTTCTTCTATGACAATAACTAGGGGTGTTTTGTGAGCTAAACCTAAACACTTTGCGCAATATCCAGTAATAGGTCTAGTTAATTTATAACTTGGAGGGTTGCGTATTGATTTATTGCAACCTTTACAATTAATACTTGGCATTAATATCCGATGTTATACTACAATAATAACATAGTGACCCATTATTATCAATCCACCTTTGCTCTGCTTTTAAAGTCTCAAAAGAAGTAACTTTATTACACTTTAAACAAATCATTCTAAACACACCTGACAACCAAACCTATCAGATCCCTTTATTGCTATTGGGCGATTAGCTGGTATTGGAACATTATTAACAACAGTTGCGTTTTGATATTTAGCATCACAAGCATCACACTCATTATATTTTATTACCTTATCGCAATCATCACACCTTAACGCCATCACGCCATCGGTTAAGTTTTCCCGATAGCATTTAGGACATATTTCGGTAGAATGCATTCTCAAAACTACATCTGTAAATAATTTAGATCTGTTTACATTATTCTTAATTAAGAAATCTCTTAACTTTGTTGGAATAGTTACGTTCACTAAACACTTGCTTATTCTATTACCCTCAGAATCTATCTGCGCGGGTCTCCCTACTGCTCTCACCATATTTCCAGAATAGCGTATTCTATATAATATATATGTATGTAAAACTCTGCGGGATTTAACACCAAGCCCCTAATACTTTCGATAATTCTTATTATAGAAAGTAATATTTAAACTACTCGGTTTTAAAATTACAAATAATAAGCCGTCGTACTATAATAAAGAATATAACATACATATAATATATATATAACTACATACTATTTTAATACTATCTTAGTCCTAGTTTAGTGCTTCCTTTGGGCGTTTGGGGTGCGTTATTAGGGCTGTTTTGGTCCATAAGAGAACCTAAACCACCCCTTTTCATCATGTATTCGGCAACTAAGCCCATTACGGGGTTATCTTTTGTTATTGCTTTAATTGTAGATGCACCCGTGGAAGCATCTAGCTTCTTGCTAGCATTACCCAAAGAACCAAAAAAAGACTTTTGAAAGTGTTCTAACTTATCATGCATCCGATCCTCTATTTGGTCAACTATTACGCTTAACGCTTCCAGTAAAACGTCGTCGCTATCCTCGCTAACAACCCATTCAGTCCATTTCTTTCTACTTAATTCTGCGATGTAATTACTCAGAAAAAAATAAAATACCGTCCATACTACCGCATAAGCGATTAACACCAGTGGTTCTATCTCCATAGAGGATTAATAGAAACTAGATTAAAAAAATCTCTTTAAGCCTAATTTACCAAATGCTGGTCCTTTTGTTACTTTTCTACCTTTAGGAGTAGTGGGGGCAACTGGTGAGAACACCCCCATGTCTATAATCAACTTAATCAAAGGAATAATGGCACTCACGCTAAACCTCTAATATCTAAATCTCTTAAATTCAATAATTTCTTTTCAAACCAGCTTTTTGGATCCGTTACTAATTCTTTTTCAAGTCTAGCAACCGAATCTTTGATAACTTCTTTTGTTTTATCGGTTACGGTTTCGCCTGCTTCGGTTAAATTTTCTATAATATTGTCTGCTGCTCTACCAGCTAAAAAGGCGGTAACTATTCCAGCAGCTACCAAAGGAGTTTGACTATTGTTTAAAATCGCTATAACGTCATCATGTCGCCTTTTATCGTTAATCGCTTGTTTTTGTAACTTGGTTACTTGTTTTAACGTGTAACCGTCGGGGATTAGTGCGTAAGGCATTACATCATACCCGTTTCTTTTCCAGTAAGATATACAAGCAAAAGTCTGATAAGTAATTGTTCCACTGTTCGTTTGTCATTAAACCAGTCGGGGAATTCGACATTATAAATTCTGGTAGCCATAGATCACTTCTTACGGCCTGCGAGGGTTTTCCTGAATGCAATACCCATTTTCTTTAACTTTAGTTTACCATTAGCAAACTTGTAAATCTTCTTACTACTATTAGCCTTAACGAACTTATTCCAGGCTGATAGTTTACGTTTAGGTTTAGCTTTTGATAATTGTTTTAATGTTTTTACGTTTCTTGAGGGACCTTTAGAACCTAAAATGTCACTGTTAACGCCATCTTCATACCCCATGCGATAATACTCACGTTCCCTATCTGTAGGCATCTATACCATCCGCAAGTATGCAAATTCTATATTTGATTCGCCACCAGAGTTGTTAAGTATCTTAAACTGTAAATTCTTTTGATTAGACAATACGGTTTGTATATTGTATATATTCCATACATCAGCAGTTAAGGTTTCAGCTGAATCATAAAAAGCAGAACTTAAGGTTGTGTTTGGACTAACTGATGTCTTAATGGTAACAGCTGGATCAACAGGCGTTAAGTTAGCAAAGGTGTTTGTATCTGGTCCCATAACTGCTGTAATAGCTACGGCGCCCCCATTGCTAGGCTTAATAGCAATAAAGATATCACTAAAACCAGTCATATCAATATAATCTCTGGTAGCGGTTGCGGGTGCTAAAACTGCGGCCCCGTTAGGTATTGCCAAATGGGTTGTAAAGTCTTTAAAGTTTTCATCACTATGCGTTACACCTTCCCATTTACCTGTTCTAACGTCAATACTTCCCGTGTTTATGGTTGGTCTAACTTCTTGATCCACTAATGTTTTATCATCAACGGCGGTTGAGGGTAAACCTTCTTTGTAGACATTACCCCAAGGGCTGTTTACACTGCGTTTAACCAAATTTAAGCGAAGTGTAGAGTTACTGCGGCGTCAACGGTTGCGGCGGTTGTTCCAGCTAGAGAGATTTCTATGCTGTTTCCAGATACGACAGCTAAGTCAGTATCGTATTGAATGTTATTGGCTGAGGTTCCGGTTGCGGTTGCTCCAACTACCATACCTGCGGCCGTGAAAACTGCGTCTCCATCACGCATTGCGTTACCTGAGACTTTACAAAGTCCAATTGTTTCCTCATTTGCGTCATTACTCATTGAGATACTAACGTGTTTTATAGCTCCTACATTTTGTGGAACTGTAAAAGAAGAACTTACCGAAGCTCCCCCCAAATTATCTAAAGCTGCGAAGCTTGT